TTTGAGGCTGTGCCGGCTACCTCTGCGGAAGATCCTAACGTTAGAAACGTAGAGGCCAAAGCCGCAGTATTCTCCGCCGATAAGCCCACCTGCTGCGCTGTACCGCCCATGCGCCGCATTACCTCGATGATCTCTGTACCCTTGGAGATACTGTTATCATCGAGGTAGTTAATAGCATCCGCAAGGCCGTTGATGTTGTCGATGGGCATCTTAAAGACCACAGCCAATTTGGCCATGCTCTCGCCAATCTCCCCAGCCTTAGCATCAAACGCCACGGCCATCTTCGTAACATCTTTGGCGTACTGAGCTAGCTTTTCACGAGGAATATCCATGCGACCGCCTGCGGCCATGAGGTCAAGCAAGTCGGCATGGGCGATGGGCAATTCTCGCGTGAGCTGGTGAACTTGCGCAGTAAATTGATCTAGGGCTTTTGGGTCATCAAGACCCTGTACCACCTTGGTAACGTTGCTCATCTGCGATTCAAAATCCATCGCAGCTTTGATAGGAGCAGTTAGGGCAGCAGCTAAAGTTACACCAACGCCTGCCGCATCCCGGCCAATGGACATAGCTTTATTGCCCATGCTTGATGTCTTCCTAGCAAGGGCGTTAGCTTGCGCACTGGCATTGCCAAACGCCTTGTCAATCACGCCAGAAAAGTTATCTATGGCAGTGAGTACAAGGGCAAGTTTAGTCGCTTGAGCCATCTGGGATTGCGTTTAGGTGGTTGTGAAGTTCAATTGCAGAATCAAGCCAATCGGCTATTTCGAGGAGTGGCTTTTCGAGGAGTTGATCAGGATTCCAGTTTGAGTATTTACAGAGCAGGAGGATATCGGCCCGCCCTATTAACCTAAAAAACCAAGCCGGTAAAGCTCTGAGGCGATCTCATTAAAGTCGCGCATATCCATATCGTCTTGGGTCGCCTCCATCGTCATTTTTTGACCATTGAATTCGCAGATTACGGACATCATTGCGGCAGTCATGAGCGCAGTATCGCCTTTCATCAGGCGACTCATCGCAATGCTGTCCTTACCGTACGCTTTGCGGATTTTGACGTTAAGACCTAGTTTGGTTTTGAACTCTCGAATGTACTCGGCAGGCTTGGTTTGTGATGCTGGGAGGACTACTTCAATGCCCTCGTCTTGTTTCTTTTTCATGTTGTGAACTCATTTTGATATTACAAAAAAGGCGGATTGCTCCGCCTTAACCACACAAATCCAAAAAAAATTATTGTCCGATTGCGCCACGGTAGCGGGCCAAAAGATCCACACCGTTGACGCGATAAATGTTTGCAATTGCTGAAAACATGACAATTTCAGTGCCGTCAACGCTCAAAGTCATCTCGTAAACTGAGAGTTGGCTCTCCCGCTCGATTTGCTCTTTAGGCTTGATCATGCCGCCCTGAAATTCCTTGAATCCAACCGTCATTACCACCACCGCCGCACGTTCGGCAATAGTGCCGCCGGCTTGGTGTTCCTGAATGTAGCCATGGACTTGGAGGCGAGATTGGGCGATCATGTTGGCTTCCAAAGCCAAAACGCCAGCATCAAAATGATTCCATTTGATAGATGCTTCCATCTTGTCAATGCCTGAATTAAACTCCAATGTGCCAAACATCCCCAAGGATTCAAAGTCGTTGGTCTTGGCTTTCAAGGAAGGCAAATTCACTTCAGAGGCTGTGCCAAGGAGGTTGTTGTTGCCAATGTAAATGTTGGCGTTGATAAGTCTGCTGATTTTCATACTAGCCTCCTATTGGTTAGGGAATTGCAAAAGATTAATATCAATCAAGCTTCGGTACGTGAGCCGTTCCAAGGGAGGAGGAGGGCAAAACGTAAGCTCTAGGGTAAGCTGACCGTTTGAGATCTGTGTTGGAGGATTGCTGGTGGTCAAGTAAGTTACCTTACCATCCACAATTGCGCCCTTGGCTTGCTCTTGTCGCAAAAAGGCATTGCCAGTTTCGACGATGGAAGTGATCAAAGCCGTATTGATCGGTAAGCCGATAAACTCCATACCCTTGCGCTTAATTGCGTCCTGCAAGATGTCAGCGGTGCGCTGAACAGCAGCAAAGTTCGTGATGTCGGCAGAGCTAGGGAACGAAGCATTACGGCTGCCCCAAGTGCGATAACCTTGTCCGGGTACGCGAATCGCAACGACAACGCCTTTGCTATTTAGCAAATTGGCCTCGGTGTTAGGATCGCTCAAATCGAATGTCAAAGGGCGTTCAACGCCAGCGACATTCAGCGTCTTGTTATCCAAGCTATACCAATAGCCCAACTCCCGATCCACCCGCGCGCGGATGCCTGCGAGGTGGGAGCTGTAAGGCAAAAGCACCGTGCCAGAGCCTGTGTAGGCGTTCGGGCGCAGCACATGAGGGTAACAAAGCGTAGTGCGCTTGTTTGCCGTGAGGAAGTTCTCAACGTCGCCGGTATCGTTGGCCCGACCTTGCACCACGTCGGCAGGATCAACGGCAGTTGGGGAGTCAATGATAGTTTCAATCTTCAAGTCCTCGGCCTGCGCTTGCATCTCAGCAGATACCGCTTTGCGGTCGCTAAAGCTAGGCGCAATAAGGATGCGAGGAACAATGCCCAAGACGGTTTCGGCAGATTTAAAGATCTTAAGACCGGTGCGAACACCTGCGCCAGATACAGTGCCGATAATGTCCCCATCGCTAACGAGGGCGGGGTTTAGGCGGCTATAAGCGCAGCTCAAAACAGTGCCGTCGGGGTAGTCGTTCACATTGATAATGTGGACGATGCCAGTGGCTTGGTCGAAGCTGTAATCTGTGCCGGCTACTAGTGTCGTTGCACCCTCGCTAACTACCAAAGTGCTGACATAGCACTTAGTAAGCTGCACCCGATTGTTTGCCACGGTGAGCGTATCGGTTTGGGACGCAAGGTGGCCGGATGTGCCAACATTGTTCACGATTACAGTCGCAGAGCCTTCCGCAAAGATGCTGTCCAGGGCAACGCGAATGGTGTTATCTGGATGCGAAGGGCCAAAGGCTGCGGCTTGTTGGAGATTCTGCACAATCGTCATTTGATTAGCTGTACCCAAAGGGGCTACACCAATCAGGGCGATAATTGCAGTATCGGGGAGGTTTGTTGGGCTGACACCACGGGGGGCATCAATGACCTCAACGCCATGCAAATAAGCCATTTTAGCAGTGTGTTGGATTGTTAATAATGACCTGTTGAAGTACAGGCGGAGCTGGGGTTGGCGCAGGCTGTTCTACGCCTAGGATCTTGGTTTTGTAGGTCGAGATGTACACCCATTCTTGGCTGTCGAGCTGGTCTAACTCCTCTCGCATGAGCTGGAGTTTGTAGAGGCAGTTGGAGGGTCGAAAGCCGATAAGCGCGCCGTGGGCAGCATGAAGCAAAGCATAAATCCCTGTGGAAGAATCGTACAATTTACGAGATCTTACGATCACGTTAAATTGCAATGTACCTTCCTGCGTAACCAGTCCAAGCGTATCGGAGTTATCCCACTCCGATTTGGAAAACGCTACATAGATTCGGGATTGGTCGGTAAGCTTTTTCATGTCGCCTTCCAATTCGGGCATACGCTCCACAACGGCATTTGCGCCGATTGCGGGCGTGAGCTTTGCGATAATCTCGTCTATGCTGGTTAGGTAATTCATGCTAAATTTTGCTTAAAAAACCAAGATAATTTCGGCCATCCACGAGGGCGTGGCAGACTCGGACAAAATACAGAACGCCATCTATTTCGATGCGCTCTAGATTGCCCTGCCGTACCGATTCATACAGTCCTGAAAGATCCGTGTGCTTCCATTCACACACAGGTTCTTCGGGGTTGTATCGCAGATCTACAAGCTCCTCTTTTTTGATGATTTTATAGATCTCCGTCGGGCTTTTGAATAACACCTTTGCAGACTGCACCGGGCCGCCAGCCAAGGGCTGCCATGTCGCATCGTAGCCCATCGTCTGGGTTACAACGTCAAACATTCGCGGTTGCAGTCTGTCAAAGATGTTACTCATAACCCCTATTTATAAAAAAAACCTAAACACTAAAACCTAAGCCATCAAGCCAGCGGCAATGAGAGCCGCAATCAGCTCGTCAATTTTCGCCTCAGCGGCAGCCAATCGGGTTTCAATAGCATCTGCAACATCGTCCACCGCTGTTTCTACCTGCGTTTGGTCGTAAGCGGCAGGCATGGAGGCGGCAGGGATGGCAGTCTGTGCGCCGAGAGCCGCAACGTTAGCGGCTTGGCTCAAGTTGTTATTGCTGTCGCCTCGTTTAGGAGCGAGGAATACCTGAACCTTGGTTGCGCCGTTGGCAGATTTGCGGAACACCAAGCCAAGAGGAGCATTTCCTGCGGCGGCAGTGGTTACTTTGTTGCTCACAGAGTCAACAAAGACCTCAGCACCTTGATTCAAATCGCCCGTGGTACTGTGTCGCTCAAGCTCGTAAACGCCAGTGGCGTTCACGGCTACTTCTTCGCCTGCTTCTGCTGACATCACTGCCACACCAGCAGCTTGGCCGCCAGGTAGAACCACGATTTGACCGCTAGTTACGGTTTGACCAGTCGGCACGATATAAGGGTACACTTCACCCTTCTGAATAAAATTTTTCATTGCGGATCGCTTTTTAGAGATTAGAGACCAGGGTTCTTGTACACGCCGCGCCAGTCAAGAGCCGCACAACCAAAGATGGAGCGGAACTTGAACTCGATACCATCAACGTCGAAGCCTACGCGCTGCGAAACAGCAAGCTCCTCGCCTGCGATGGTGGCCGTTTCGATGAAGGGAATACGGCGAGGATCAGCAATGCCGTAGAATCGTTTGTCGGTCAAGCGGTGCTCAACGATGAGCTGCATACTGCCTGCAAAAACGTTAACATCGCCTGTGGTGCTTGCCGTGATAGCTGTGAGGATCTTCTGCGCTTGGGTTTCTAATTCGGGACCAACCAAAAGGAATCGGGGACGATTGCCGCTGATAACCTTGCCTTTGCCGGGCGTTGCGCTTGGGCCTTTTTGGGTGCGCATCGCTAGGCGCATAGCGGACAAAGCAGCTTCATCCAAAGCAGTACCGGTAGGAGCTAAGTTGCCGTGGGTGCTGTGGAAAAGCTGTTGGTTATCAGTCTTCATGACGTAAGGATTCAACAGAATCGCATACACCAAGTCGGCTTGTTTCTCGCGGATCTCCAAAGCGATGCTTTGCGGAACGCGGCTGAATGCGCTCAAGTCATCGTTGACAATTGCCTCCCACGTTACGGCTACCATTTTACCGTATTTGTACACACGGTAAAATTCTTTGCTCTCGCCAAACGTACCGTACTCGTATTTTCCACCCTCGGTTACAAGGTCGATCTCGTTACCGCCGAAAAACTGGGCACTAGTGATTTGGCGAAAGTTAGGAGCGAGGCGGTTAGTTACGAAAGGCTGATAAGTAGGCGTTTCATACTCATACTCGGCACGCAAAGTGCGATCCATCGTTTCGCCCAAAAGAATAGGAAAATCGCTGGTGCTGTGCATACCTACATTACGGAGGTTCAAAGCGGCTTGTGCGATCTGAGCATCAGTCATACCCTTGGTATTGCCGCCTGCACGCTCGATGCATTCTTGAGCAATACGAAGCATATTCATGCCTCGATACTCATTTGCGCCATCGGCTACTTTGCCCTGCGCACGCAAGGTCAAAGCTTCTACAATTGCACCACGTTTTTTGTCGGTTTCATCGGCGATTGTTCGGGTATCAGCATGTGGCTTTTGATCCTTGAGCGGATCTTGGCGTTTGAACTCAGTAATGAGGACTTTGCGAACCTCGTCAACAGCAGTGCCTTCCTCAATAAATTTGTCAGCTTGGGTTTCATCCAAGCCGAGGTTGCGCACTGCTTCTTTGATTTCTTTGACTCGCTTGCGCTCCTGCTCCTGAGCTTCTTTGCGAATTTCCTCTACATTCACAGGAGGAGTTTGCGGCTCAGTTGTTGGATTGGTTTCTTGAGACATAATCTGTTCTCGTTTTAATTTAAGAATTTGGATTTCGTTGGCTGCCAATCCATCACTCCGAACCATAGAATTGTGATCCGCAGGGATGGCGACAAGCGAGATTTCAAAAGGCTCCCAATCAGTCGCACGGTAGGTTGAGAGCTTATCGGTGGAGGCCTTGGGCATCTCCTCATACTTGTAAACGCGGTATCCCACGCTCACATTGGAAAGAACCCCAGACCGAATATCGGCAATGATTTCTTGATGCTCCTCACGTTCGCTTAGGCGAATTTCGGCTTTTGCTGTCTTGCCTTCCATCCATACCCGGACAACGTTACCAAGCACATTTTCAACGCTGTAGCTGTTATGATCCTTGAGAAACGGCGCACGGCCACTATTGATGCGCTCCAGGCGCATCGCTTTGGCAGTAACGTCTAGGCGCTCATAATAAGGATCGTCAAACCAAGGGCTGCGCAGCACTGGCGTTTCGGTCGCAAACGTTACCTCAATAGTTCGCTTTTCTTCGTTCCAAGAGTTGGGAACGAAAGCAGCGCGCATATCGAGCGGTGGAGCGGTGGAGGATTTGGTTACTGTTTCGGGCATATTGGTATCGGGATAATTAAAAAACCCATTGGCGCAATAATAGTGAGTTTTACCAATGGGTACAAATTTATTTTTATAATGCGTTACAGGTATTTAGGCGAAAACAGCTATTCACCTGAATTTTGTTGAGAACCACCGCTTTCCGAGGCTCTCGGAGCTGGTTTTTTCATCTCAATTTGGGTTCGGTAATCGGTCAATAGTTTAAGGCCAAGCTCATCGAAGGTTGCATAATCCTGCGCCAGTTCGTTCGCTACATCGGCAGGGTCATAGCCCAGTTCCCGTAGGGCTTCTTGCCAAGATTTGAGGCCGCTTTGGATCTGAATCCGCAGGGCTTCGGTTTCCTTGAAGGGGTCTATCATCTCCCTGCGGGGGGTCGTCCAATCGGCTAAAACAGGCCGTCCAATTTGTCCTGTGGCCACGGCTACACCGCTAAACCACTTCCAAATGCGGTTCATTGCCGGCACCATCAAAAACCACTGCCATTTTGTAACGTTGCGCTGAAACTCCAGCCAACCCATGCGCGCGGATGAGAAATTGACCTTAGATAAGTCGCTAGTCAGGATCTCATACGATACGCCATAAGCGATTGCGATGGAGCGGAGCATCTGCCGAACGTAAGGCTCATAACCCTCAGCAGCAGGCGGCGTTGCAAAGCTGACCTCCTTTCCGGGGGTCAAATACTCAATAATACCAGGTTCAACTTTCTCAAGTTGTACCGACTTGCCAGCTTTGGCCGCAAGGCTATTGTGATGGCTGGTGTCGGTAATAAACACAGAAAAACAAGCGGCAATCTTTTGTCGCACAAGCTGCGCATCTTCGTACTGGTCGAGATCTCGCATCCGCAAAAATGCCGTAACGCCCCAAGGTACGCCCCGGATTTGACCGGGCCGCAATTTCTCGAACACATGAATAACCTCCTCGCGGGGAACAAAGCGAGATGTTGGCACAGAGGTTACGGTATCGTTCGGGTTTTTGTCATAGAGCCAGTACCCGATTTTCTTGCCTTGCTGATCAAACTCCACGCCCAAGATAATCGTTCCGCCTCGCTCGCTGGTGATGTTGTGTTTGTTGTGGTCAATGTAGTCCCCTTCTAAGACCTGCAATTGCAGCGGTATCGAATCGCCAGAACGGCGGCGAACGATCAAGCACTCACCCGATTCGGCGACAGTACGCATGATCAGCTCTTGCATAGCGTATATGTTCTGATCCCCATCCCAATCCACATTTTCCGCATCCTCTGCCCATGTGCGCCAGCTTTTCTTAGCGCGATCATAAGCCCCGCCCTTGGCCATGGGGTTGGCTTGGATGCCGGTCCCGACCACATTTCCACAAATTGCCTCGATGGCTTTCTTGGCGTATGGGTTGTTACGGGCTAGGTCGCGGGAGCGATTGCGGAGCGTAACGATGGCATAAATAATGTTCACGTTTGGCCCGTCTGATGGGGCGAACCAATCACGGGTACGGCGGCTGTAAGATGCAGCTTCGTAACGGCGTGCTTTCTCGTTTAAAATCTCTCGCATTTGAGCGCGTTCAACTCCTGCCTTGGGGCTGAACCACGCTACGATTTTATCTAAAATGTTCATCGTGAGGGTTTTTAGGGTAGCCTAATCCTTTGGAAAATTCGGCATATCGCCGCCCTGAATTTTCCTGTGGGTTCAATTCTTCCAACATTTCGTTGCGAATGCGGAATAAATCATCTAGGCTATGATATTCCACCTCCTTATCGCCGTATTTGACGCGCTTTGCGCCTTGCTTGATGGCGTTTTCAATCGCCTCAAGGTCTTGCTGTGTCCAAGCCATATTCCACCTGTTTTAGTTACCAAAAATTGCTTTTTCTCTTTTTTGGAGCTTCCTCCTCCACATCAATGCGGATCGATTGAGCTCTAACTACTTCAAAATCCTCATCCGTAAAGCGGTCAATTTGCCCCACAATCGAGGCGGCACGCGCATAAACACGGCAGTCCAATACCTCATTTCGGTCGTACATCTTCACCCAGTAGTATTTACGCACATTGTTGACGATTTTGTACGTATAGACCTCCGCCGTCAAGGATTTGAAGTAATGCACATCGTATTGGGGGAAGTGGCAATATCCAGCCGGTTCGCTGCCATCTTCGTTGAGATTTTGGCGCAACCAGCCGTATATTTCACTCTTGATCACCCCAACACCCACATTCCAAAGCGCAACCGTGCCAACCTTCTTCCCATCTTCGTTTACGTCCACGATCTTGGCGTTAGAGATGGGAACATTCATTTTGTCGTTACCTTGGCCTTTTACGGCTAAGACACGGCTGCCCTCAAACTTACGACAAAATTCGTAAACTTTTTGGGTATTAAAGCCTGTGTCAATTGCGAACAATCCGATTTGCATCGTAGCTCCATCCTCGGTGCGGAAGTCCTCCGACATGAGCTGTTCGAGTTTGCGCCACACGGGGGTTTGGCCTGTGTCGCCGGTGATGACACGGTAATCAATAGACCAAGAGCGCTTACCCTTGCCCCAGCCCACTATTTCCAGCTCAATGCGATCCGCTTGGATGTCAACGCCGCAAGTCATGAAACAGACTTCTTTAGGCAGGACATTCCGCTGATACTGCTCCCTGCGCTCATACAGCCGATCCCATTGAGGCCGATCGCCTTTCTCCTCCCAAGGTAGGCCAAGGATGGTATTGGTGAAGGTCTTTAGCTTATCGTTCTTACCCTCTTTTCGGATTTCTTCAATTGCCTCCTCGTATTGGCGCACGATGTCGGCCCAAGAGTACCAGCCATAGGGCGAGTATAGTGCATTGAGGTGATAGCCTCTTCTGATGCGGCTGATTTTCTCCGGGGCTGTCGGAATCCACTCGCCCTTGGCTAGGAGCTGGGTTTTCTTATGCTCCTCGATAAGCACACCGCAGGCTTCGCAGCAGTAGCAAACTGAATCCGCATCACCCTCAGTCCATCGCAATTGCTCAAAAACCAAGGCTTGTTTATGTCCGCAATCTGGGCATGGCACAAAATATTTGCGCTGATCGGTTAGGTTATACTCCTGCTCAATAATTGAGGCTCCAGAAATGGTCGGAGTAGAAACCACAAATATTTTGCGGCGCGGAAACGTCCGAGTTCGGGTCTTAGCCAGCTCAATGGGCGATCCCTCCCCACCAACGTCCATCTTGTAATTATCCACCTCGTCCAATATGACGTTCTGCGCAGACATAGAGCGCAGGCCCGTTGGCGATTGGGCGGCGGCCATGACCAAGATCCCACCCGGAAAGGTCTTCATCATGCCGTTATTTTTCCCCTCCCTATCCCCGGCGTTGACGATCTTATTGCGGAGCTGAGGGGTTTCCTTGAACATCGGATCTAGCTTTTGCGCAGTGTTACGCTTGATTAGATCATCGGTAGGCATAACCAGCAAAAACGGAGCTGGAGCAACATCAATCGTGTAACCAATCCAGTTATTAGCCGCCTCTGTGCCACCTATTTGCGCAGACTTCATATTGACTAACACCTGCACAGGTGAACGAGTAGATAAACAGTCCATGATCTCACGCAAATAAGGGGTTCGCGAGGATCGGTATTGTCCTGGCTCTGCCGATGATTCAGAAGGTAATTTGCGGTAGGTATCAGCCCACTGTGTTACGGTCAGCGGCGGCACTGGTCGAAGGCCATCCAAAAAGCCTTTGACTAGCTTTATACTGTTTTTGCTCATGAGTTGAATGTTAGATTTTTTTCATCCGTCATGTTCGCCATGTCCGTGAGGATCTGCTCAATGGCAGCGGTGAGTATAAGCCAAGCATCGTGATCAGTTGGAGCTGATCGAATGTCGGCGATAATGCGGTCGGGCAAGGTCGTGAGGTCTTTGCGCAGGATGCTAGCGACATTGAACAGCATCGAATATACCTTCTGAGCATCCACCAGCTTGCCAGTCTCTTTGGCCAATTGAACGGCCATGAGCTGGTTTTTGAGCCGGATTTGCTCTTTCTTGATGTCCTGTAAAGTCTTTTCCGCAGGATCTTCGGACTTCTTTGGCTTATCGAGGTACTTTTTATCCAAGATCCCCAGCGCAATGCCAAGCTCCGTATTTTGCCCTTCAACGTGCTTGTAATTGGCCCGCCATTCTTCAATAGCGATCTTTGGAAAAACTACAGTTTTGTAGCCGTTTTTAGTAAAACCCTTGACAATCCTGCCGTATCGAATCGCCTTCCGAACGGCCTCCGATGAAACACCAAGGTGGATAGCAAACTCATCCACTTTCATGGTTTCAGGCAGATTTTTTTCAATATCTTTCTGCATATCGTTGGGATTTGCAACAAAAATACAAGAAAAAACCTACAGCAGCCGTGCCTACTGTAGGTTTAATTTTTATGCTTACTTTATAAGCACCGCAGTTTTACCTGTGTATTGCTCCCATCGCCGCACAATCACATCACAATACCGAGGGTCTAATTCGCACAAGCGAGCCTTGCGGACTAGGTTTTCACACGCAATTAGCGTTGATCCGCTGCCGCCGAAAGGGTCTAACACC